CCCATCTGGGGTTCCGTACGCTTCAGAAAGACAGGATCTGAGTCTTGCCCGCTCATCTTAAACACCCGAAAGTACGCCAGCGTCGGAACAAGGTATCGACTGAGGCGGAGCTGCCTTTGAAGCCGTTGGCTCGGTCGCTTTCGATGCCCGGCCATCGCAAGGATTGGTTTCCCGAAGTGCGAAAGGCTTGGGCGCGGATCTGGGATTCGCCTCTGGCGGGTGAGCTCGCGGAAGAGGATCAGATCCTCCTTGCGGTCGCCTTCGAGGCGCTGCAGAAGTTCTACGAGAAGCCGACGGTTCTCGGCGGAAAGGTCGTGATGGGGATCTTCGCCCCGTTCGGAATCACGCCGCTGGATCGGAGGCGCCTGAACTGGACCAGGCAGAAGCCCCAGGAGCAGTCGCAGAAGAAGCCGGCCTCCGATGTGCATACCGGCGCAGACCCGCGTGATGTTCTGGACGGAGTCCATTGAGCAGCATCATCATCCCGAAAGATCCGAAGATTCGGCGGTGGCCGACGCTCGGCCTTTCCTTGGCCGCGTGGATCGAGGCGAGCCTTGTGCACGGGCCTGGCGATCTTCGCGGCCGGCGCATCAAGTTGAGCGACGAGAAGAAGGCGATTCTCGCGCGGATGTACGAGGTCTATCCGCAGGAGCATGAGTTCGCCGGTCGGCGCCGGTTCAAGCGGTGCGGGGTCAGCGTTCGGAAGGGCTGGGCGAAGACGGAGATGGGCGCCATGATCGCGCTGGCCGAGCTTCATCCCGAGAGCCCGGTTCGCACGATGGGATGGGACAAGAAGGGCAACCCGATCGGGGGGCCGGTGACTGATCCGTTCATCCCGATGGTGGCCTACACCGAGGAGCAGTCGGACGAGCTCGCCTTTCGAGCCGCTTACGTGATCGTGGAAGAGGTCAAGGACTTGCAGCGGGTCTTCGACCTGGGCCTCGAGCGGATCATGCGCGTGAACGGTGACGGGAAGATGGTGAGCTTGGCCTCAAGCCCGGGCGGCAATGACGGCGCGCGAACCACGTTTCAGCTGTTCGACGAGACGCACCGGATGATCACCCCGAAGCTGCGGAAGGCTCATCAGACGATGCTCGGGAACATCCCGAAGCGGTTCGCAGCGGACGCCTACACGCTCGAGCTGACGACGATGTACGCCCCCGGCGAGCAGTCGGTCGCCGAGGACACGATGAAGTACGCGCGCGAGGTTCGGGACGGGAAGATCAGCGACTCGAAGCTGTTCTTCTTCCACATCCAGGCGGCGGAAGACAGCAAGATCGAGGACGAGCAGGGGAACATCATCGAGGCGAATCTGCGGAAGGCCATCGCGGAAGCTTCGGGCCCGTCGCCGATCGGTGACGTCGAGGCGATCGTCTCGCAGTTCCAAGACCCGACCGCCGACCGGGCCTATCTGCGGCGGGTGTGGCTGAATCAACTCGTCCAAGCTACCGACCGGGCCTTCGATGCGGATCTATTCGCATCGCTCGCGGACCCGAAAGGGGTGATTCCACCGGGCGATCCGGTGGTGCTCTCCTTCGATGGCTCTCGGAACCGGGACTCAACCGGGCTGATGGCGACGAGCATCCCGACTGGCCTGCAGGTCTTGATCGGAGAGTGGGAGCGGCCCGAGAACGCCGCCGACGATTGGGAAGTACCGGTCGAAGAGGTGAACTCGGCCGTGGCCCTGGCCTTCGAGACGTGGCAGGTATGGCGGCTCTACGCCGACCCGCCCTACTGGGAGGACACGGTGGCGAAGTGGGCTCTCAAGTACGGGGAGACCAAGGTCGTGAAGTGGTACACAAACAACTGGTCGAAGATGGCGCACGCCTGCCGAGCCTACGCGAACGCGATCAAGAGCCGGCAGCTTTCGCACGACGGCAACAAGGCCTTCATCCGCCACGTCGGCAACGCCTACAAGATGATGGTCTCCGTTCTTGACGACAAGAAGGAGCGGATGTGGGTCATCACGAAAGCGGACAAGAACTCCACGCTGAAGATCGACTTCGCGGTGTGTGGGGTCATGGGGAATCACGCGAGAAACGACGCTATGTCTGAAGGCATCGGCGCAAAGAAGACGTCTGTCTACGAAGAGAGGGGCGCACTGTGGGCCTGATTAATGGTGTGAAGGAAACGGTTCCTGTCGAGTTCTGCAAGGAGCTTGTCGCTGGGCAGATGCCAAGCCTGTCGCAACTCGTCCCCGGTGGTTTCCGCCTTCCTCGCGTGGTGGTGGGGTATCCCTGCGGGGGCTCTGTCACCGTCCCGTTCGCGCGGTCTCTGGTGCGCCTCGCGGCGTCTCTGGCGATGAAGAAAGAGCGCGAGCGCACGGTCACGCGGATCTTCGAGGTTCAGGGGCTCTACGTTTCGCAGAACCGCAACGCCATCGTGAAGGACTTCCTGAAGAACGGGAACGAAGAATGGCTGATGCAGATCGACACCGACATCGAGTTCGGGTCTGATCTCATCGAGAAGTTCCTTTTCGTGGCGCTTCAGGACCCGAAATTGCGGATCATCGCGGCGAACATCCGTCTGGGGGCGCACAAGCACGCGGGATATCAGCGCCTCGGGGACGTGTGGGCGCCCATGCAGGAGATGCCGATGGGTCCGCTCGTCCCTGTCGACGCCGCGGCGACGGCTTGTATCATGATCCACCGGACGGTCCTCGAGGAGATGAAGGCTAAGCTCGGCCCGGTCTGGTTCGATCACCAGTACATCCAGGGTACCGAGGATGACGGGTCGGCGAAGAGCATCGAGGGCGGGGAAGACCTGCTCTTCTGCGAGCGTGCCCGCGAGATGGGGATTCAGACGTGGCTTCTTCGAGGTCTGAAGCTGCGGCACTACAAGAGCACGGCATTGGTGGAGGTGTTCGATGAAGCTGTTTGATTCAATCCGTGAACTTTTGGGGAGCAAGCTCGAGCAGCGATCCCTGACCACCGAGAACGTCTTCGGGGCTTTCCAGCCGGGGGGGCTCGTACCCACGCCCGCGGGGGTGGAGGTCAACGGGACCACGGCCATGACCATCTCCGCGGTGTGGAACGCGGTCAACCTGATCGCCGGTAGCGGGGTGGCTTCGATCCCCCTAAAGGTATTCAAGGCCTCGGGCGAGGGGCGTGAGGCTGCGACGTCTCACTACCTCTACCGGATGGTCCACGAAGAGCCGAACCGCTACATGACGTCCTTCAGCTTTCGCGAGACGCTGATGCACCACGTTCTCCTGTACGGGAACGCCTTTGCGGAGATCGAGTGGGATCGCGCGGGCCGGCCGATCGCCTTGTGGCCGATCTCTCCGACCGCGATACAGGTCACCATCGAGAACGGGGAGCCGGTCTATCGCTACAACGGCAAGCCGCTGAACCCGTCCGACCTGATCCACGTCCCCGGCCTCGGGTTCGATGGGGTGAAGGGGTACTCGGTCATCACAATGGCGCGGCATTCCTTCGGGCTGGCCTTGGCGACCGAGCGGTTCGGCGGCGCGTTCTTCGGGAACGGGGCATGGCCCGGGCTCGTCGCCGTCCATCCCGGCGCACTGTCCCCGACCGCAAAGCGGAACCTGCAGGAGTCGATCGACGACAAGCACCGCGGACCAGACCGGGCGCACTCGACGCTGATCCTCGAGGAGGGCGTCAAGGTCGAGAAGGTCGGAATACCGCCCGAGGACGCGCAGTTCCTCGAGACGCGGAACTTCTCCGTGGTCGAGGTGGCGCGGTGGTTCAACGTGCCCCCGCACAAGATCAAGGACATGGGCCGCGCGACGTGGGGCAACGCGGAGCAGATGAACGTGGAGTTCGTGGTGGACTGCCTGCGTCCGTGGTACGTGCGGCTGGAGCAGGAGTTCAACCGGAAGCTCGTCTCGAAGGCGCAGCGGGGCGAGATCTCGATCGAGTTCGTGCCCGAGGGGCTGCTCCGGGGGGACATCGCGACCCGCTACGCCTCCTATGCGACCGGCCGGCAGTGGGGCTTTCTGAGCGTCAACGAGATCCGCAAGTACGAGAACCTCAACCCTCTGCCGCCGGAGATCGGAGACCAGTACCTTGCCCCTGCGAACATGACGCCCGCTGAGAAGCTGGGCGAAGAGCCCGCGTCCACTCCTCACAAGGAGCCGGTGGCCGAACCCGCCGCGGCGAGCGCCGGGGTGCGGGCGTCCATCCGCGCCATCGTGATCGAAGCGGCGGCTAGGATGGCCCGCAAGGAAGCGAACGAGGCGCGGCGTGCGTCGAAGAGCCCTGAAAAGCTGCAGGCGTGGGCCGAGCGGTTCTATGGGGACCACGCGGAGCAGCTTGCGGAGGCGGTGGGACCGTCTCTGCGGGCTCTGTGCCAGTCCTCAGGGGCGGCTGAACCGGACCTCGTGGCCGTCTTGGGGGTGATATCCAAGCGTCACGCGGAGGCGATTCTCACCCTGCCGGCGTCCTCGCGGCAGGAGCAGGAAGTCGAAAAGCTGGTTTCGGGGTGGGAAGTGCATCTTCCCGTGGAAATCTCAGATTTGGGAGGGAAGTGAACATGGCCGACATCGAACGACGTCAACTGAACGAAGGGCTTGAACTGCGGGCGAGGGAGGGCGGTGGCAAGACCCTCACCGGATACGCCGCGGTCTTCGATTCGCTCAGCGAGGACCTTGGGGGCTTTCGGGAGATCATCAAGCCGGGAGCCTTCGACCGTGCGCTCAAGGAGGGCCACGACGTCCGCGCGCTGGTCAATCACGACAACAGCCTGCTCCTCGGTCGAAGCGCGAGCGGCACGCTCCGCCTGAGCGTCGACCCGAGGGGGCTCAAGTACGAGATCGACCTCCCCGACACCACTGCGGCCCGGGATGTAGCCGAGAGCGTCAAGCGGGGGGACATCAGCGGATCGTCGTTCGGGTTCCGCACAATCGCGGACGCCTGGCCGAAGGTGGACGGGGTGGTGACGCGCGAGGTGATCGACCTCGAGCTGCTGGACGTCTCTCCCGTGACCTATCCGGCCTACCGTGCGACGGAGGTCTCCCTGCGGGCGCTCGAACGGGCGAAGGCTGAGGCCATCGTCGCGCCGCCCGAGGCCGAGCCCGAACCTGAAGCCCCCATCGAGCGGCTGAAGCGGGAGAAGGCGCACCTCGACCGACTTTAGAAAGCCCTTGACGCGGGCGGGACGTTTCGTGTAGAAGGACGGCGTAGACGTAGAAGTTCCGGTCCATCGGGCGCGCCTTCGCGCGACGGTTGGCCGGTCCGAACGTGAGTCGTAAGCACGCCTTCGCGGGCGCGACCACAGCGAAAGAACACATCACTTTCGCCTGTGGGCCGCGCCCTTTCCATTTGGTGCATCCCCTGGCGGTGAAAGGGACAGCACCCATGGAATACATGATCCGTGAGCAGCGTGAGCAGGTCAAGAAGGCGGTCGAGGATGCCCGGCGCATCATCGAGGGAGCGGAGAAGGAAAAGCGCGAGCTGATCCCCTCCGAGCGGGAGAACGTGGACAAGATCCACTCCCGCATCGATACCCTCAAGCAGGACATCGAGCGCGCCGAGCGAAACGAGGAAGAGTCCCGGGCGATCTCCGCTTCGATGGGCCGCAAGGTCCGCGAGAACGGCACCCCCGAGAAGGGCGACGCCCAGAAGCGCAGCCTGGCCGCGAAGGCCTGGGCGCTCTCCGGTCGCGGCGCCGGCTACGTCACCGACGAGATGCGCGAGGCGGCTGCGTCCGTCGGCGTGAACCTCAACGGCGCGGACTTCGACACCCGCGCCCTTCAGGTGGCGACCAACACGAGCGGCGGTAACTCCGTGCCGAACGAGTCGATGGGGCCGCTGTACGAGTACATGAAGTGGTACGGGAGCGTCCGCTCTCTGGCGCAGGTCATCACGACTACGTCCGGCGCGTCCCTGCCCATTCCGACCGTGACCGACACCGCGAACAGCGCGTCGATCACCACGGAATCCTCGACGATCTCTTCCTCGACCGATCCGACCTTCGGCCAGGCGACGCTCTCGAGCTACAAGTACGTTTCGCCCATCGTCAAGGTCTCGATCGAACTCCTGCGCGATGCGTCCTTCGACGTCCCCGGCTTCCTGTCTCGGATGCTCGGAACGCGTCTCGGCCGGGCTCAGCAGGCGGCTTTCACCACTGCCGACGGCTCGAGCAAGCCTCAGGGTGTGGTCTACGGTGCCACGGCGACGACTGCCGCGGCGACGAACGCCTACACGATGGACGAGGTCATCGGCCTCACCTACGCCGTCGACAAGGCGTATCGCGACGGCGCCGTCCTGATGGCTCACGACACCACGATCAAGAACCTCCGGCTTGTCAAGGACAGCCAGAACCGCTACCTCTGGGAGCCGTCGGTCAAGGTCGGGACGCCGGACGTGTTCAATGGCTATGCCGTGTTCACGAACAACGACATGGACTCCGCGGTGACGACCGGGAAGCAGCTCTTCCTGTTCGGAAACCTCGGGATCGGCTACCTGATCCGCGACGTTGGCGGCCCCGTCTTCGCCCGTGAGGATCACCTCTACTGGGCGACGCAGGAGGTCGGCTTCCTCGCGTACCAGTTCAGCGACGCCAAGGTGATCGACAACACCGCGATCAAGCGCCTGCAGCTCGCCTAAACGCGAGCCCGTTCCGGGGGCTTCGGCCCCCGGCCCTTTCCCTTCTTTCTTCCTGAGGTGTTGCCCGATGAGGATTCGGTTTCTGGACTCGGTCATTACGGAGGACGGCCCCATCTCGGTGGGCCAAGTCCGCACGTTCCCTGATGAGTTGGCCCAGAGCTTCATCGAGGCGGGCCATGCCGTGCGAGAGGTCGAAGCGGTAGTCGAGGAGGCGACCGCGAGGCCTGCGCCCGAAGTTGCCGTGTCCCGAAAGACAAAGGGGCGCTAGTTGACCCTCTCGACCTACTCGCTCCTCTCCCTTGACGAACTAAAGGAAGAACTGCGCGTGTCGGACGACGGGAAGAACGTGGCGCTGACCGTGCTGGCGAACACGGTCTCGGAGGTCATCGAGGCCTATCTGGCGCGCAAGGTCGTGAGCCGTGGCTCCCTGACCGAGTACCACACGATGGAGGCCAGCGGGGACCGGCTCTGTTCGACCGTTCTTTCGCTTCTCGAGTGGCCGGTCATCACCCTGACATCGATCTCCGAGGACACGGCGTGGCCGCGTACCTACGGCACGCTCCTGACCTCCGGCACCGACTACCAGGCGCACAACCCGAGCGGGCGTGTCTACCGCCTGACGTCTCCCGGCGCCCGCTACCAGTGGGCGACCGGATTCCGCGCCATTCGAGTGATCTACACGGCCGGATACGCGAGCACTGCCGTGGTTCCTCAGACGATCAAGTCCGTGGCGCGTCGTCTGGCCGGCGTGATGTGGGAGGAGTACAAGCGCGACTGGCGCGGGGTCTCTTCCGTCTCCGATCAGATCGGCACCTTCACCCGCTTCTCGGCTGCGACTTTGTCGGCCGATATGAAGGCGGATCTCCTCAGCGAGCGGCGTATGCGGATCTTTGAGACCGGGGAGCGTGACTCGTGAGCGTGACCTACTACACCTCCGGCAAGATGAAACGTCTACAGACGCTCCCGGAACTCATCCGGTCTGAAACGGTCAAGGCGCTCCGGCGCGGGCAGCAAAGGATCAGGCGATCAGCAGCAGAAGGCCTGAAGATGCGTTCCATCGGCCGCACGTTGTTCGGGAAGAAACTCTCTGGGGCCTACAAGAACATCAAGAGAGACCGCGTTACCGAGAACCCATTAGGGCGGTTCTCTGCCGATTTGATAGTGGATGGTGTCGCCTCGATCCAAGAACGTGGAGGCTCCATAGCACCGCACATTATCCGCGGTAAGGGCAAGCTCGAATCCAGAGTCGGGAGGCGATCGGCGGTCCGAATCAACGGGCGCGGTCCTCTTGTTAGTTTCCCGAAGGGTTCGGTCGTCAAGGCCTTCATGCATCCCGGCGTTTCTGCTATGCCGTCATTCCCATACCTCGACCGTGCCGTTAGTTCAAACAGGAACTCATTTCGTGTCGAGGTCGAGAAGGCCAAAAACAAGGTCGCGGAGATAGTGAATCGTGGTTGAGCCTGTTCACGAGCAGATCTCCGCGGCGATCCGCACGCGGCTCTTGACCATCGTCGCCGATGGCACCTCCTATTGGTACACCCCGGACGCGGTGGTCCGATGCCTGGAGTGGCTGAGTTCTTACGACGTCTCGAAGAACCACATGATCTTCATCAAGCCCGAGACTGACACCGTTTCCGAGGGAACCACCGGCACGATTCAAGGCCTCGCGCCGTTCTCGGTCCTGATCGTTCGGGCGGATGAGCGGGCCTCGCGGCATCCCTTCGACGAGGAACAGTCATCGGAGCCCATCGCGGCTACGGTGATCGCGCATGCCGTCGACGATGTTCGGAAGGCGCTGCTCTCCGAGGTCACGCTCGGCGGGATCGCTTGGAACGTCGCGGATGGAGAGATCACCGCCGACTACGCCTACCAGATCGGCGGGGCGTGGCTTTCGGCTTTGGTGACCTTCACGGTGCGTTACGACTACCCGAAGACCGCGTGATGAATGAAACCGCAGGAGAGGGAAACGCATGACCGACACATCGAAGAAACCGCGGACGAGTGGGAGCGCCGTCTCGGAATCGACCGAGAAGAGCGCCCCCGCGCCCGCGTTCGTGAGGCTGAAAAGCCTTCTGGTGGGCGGCGGGGACCATCCTGGGAGCGGACTCTCAATCCCGAAAGCCGGAACGATCTTTGAGGCTGACGTAGACCGGGGGCTGTCTCTGGTCGCGGCTGGGCTCGCTGAAATTGCGCCTGCTGGCGCGGAGGAGAAGTAACTATGGCACGCGCAAAGGGCTATCAGGGCATCGTCGGTCTGAAGAAGGCGACTACGTGGGGGACTGAAGTTGTTCCCGCTTCCACGGACGGGGTCGAGGTCGAGTCGCTTGACGTGAACGGCGGCGCGGATTTGATCGCGGACAACCAGATCACCGGAGTGATCACCACGAAGCCGTCGAGCCTTGGGAACCACAAGGTCGACGTGACGATCAAGACCGCGCTGCGGTACGAAGGTCTGGAGCCTCTGGTCGCGCTGGTTCTCGGCGCTACTGCCGGGGCTGGTTCCACGGTGGACACCTCCGCGAAGCAGCACGTGATCAAGCCGAAGAACGACCGTGACGGCATCTTCGCGACGCTGGCCTATGAGTACCTGAAGGACACGAAGGTTGCGGCGATCCCCGGCCTGAAGTTCACGAACCTGAAGATCAGCGGCAAGCAGGGCGAGCGGCTGATGCTCGAAGCGACCGGCATCGGCGACACGTGGACCGACGCCTCGGCCTCGAACACCACGACCACGATCGACTCCATCACGCTTCCCTCTGCGCGGGAGTACGCGACGTTCTCGCAGGTGGCGTTCAAGATGAACGACCAGTCCGCGGGCTCTCTGGCTTCGACTCCGATCTACATCTCCGGCTTCAACCTTGAGATCGACTTCCCGACTGACCAGAACGTGACGACGGAGCGCGGGAACAAGACTTCCGAGCCGCTGCCTTCGGGTTACGCGACCGGCAAGCTCACGCTCGACTTCGCGGTGGCGCAGGACGGCACGGGCGGGAACGTCGTGTTCTTGGCCGACCAGATCGCTGGAACGGCGAAGAAAGCGAAGTTCGAGATCACGTCGGCGACGCTCGCGGGCGCCGCGACGCAGTACTTCCAGTGGCTCATCTGGCTGCCCTACGTGCAGTTCTCGCCCGTCGCGAAGCCTGGCCCGTCTCAACCGGGAGCTATCTCGTGGTCTCAGGAGGCGAACCTCCACCACGCGAGCGCTGCGCCGACTGGGTTCTCGACCGGCTACTCGGAGATGGTCGTGATTGACATCTTCTCGACTCGCTCGACTGACGCTCTCGCGTAAACAACCCCGTCCGAAGGAGGACACCGTGGCCGCAGTTG